AGCAAGTTTTGTTCCTACGGTAGTGGCCTATGAAAGGAAGTCCGATGATCCAATTTTAAGAGATGCTCAATCGTTTGGAGATGCTGTAGCAAATCGATTCCCTGAAGTCTTTGGTAATTTAGATATCAGAACATCACAAGATTTATCACCAAAAAGAAATATCTTTGGAGATGTAAAAACATATAAAGAAACATTTGGTGGTAAGTATTCGCCTGTTAATGTTAGCTCAATAAAAAATGATGTTGTTTTCAATGAGTTTGTAAACCTAGGTTACACCCCACCATTTCCAAAAAGATTAATCGGTGGCGTTAAATTAAAGTCAGAACAATACGAAGATCTGTTGTATCAACAAAAGTTATTAGGAACAAAACAATTATTACAAAATTTTATTCAATCGCCTGGATATAAATTGCTTCCTAAACAAGCAAAAATTGACAAGATTAATGATCTTATTTTAGATCGTCAAAAAAAGGCTAGAGAAATAATACAGGCCAAGTACCCAGAAATTATACAAACACAAGTAGAAGAAGTAGTAGAGGAACTAAAAGAGATTTAGAATTATGCCGAGGGCCACAGAAAGAGTTGGTCGATCAGGTGAATACCTCACAGCAGCACTTATCTCTTTAGTTTCTGATACTGTTATGGTCGTACCCCATGGATCTGAGGCTGATTTAGTCTTTGAACACAACAACAAACTCTACAAAGTTCAAGTAAAAACCCAATCAAAGATAGAAAAAAGCAGAAAAAATTGGCGTTTTGATATGCGGAGAGGTGCAAATACTAAAAATAGAAACTACAAAGAACAAGCTGTAGATATCTTTGCTTTAGCTTCTTTGCCTCATAGAAATGTAGTTTTTATAAAACCTATGGATCAAAACCAGTTGACCATAGCCGATGAACACATGAAGAACAACGATCCTGTTAAGAACCTTAACGATATATTAGATAATATTTAATTATAAATTTTTAATATCAAATCTAATCTTTTGATCTTCATAATGTTTAGCGGAGTTTATCCCTAAAGATAAAAAATACTCCGCCAACACACGAGGATCTTTCTTGGTTGACTTAGCAAAGTCTTTCAAAGAATGAACAAGGTATTTGTTTAAATACAGAGCTTGCCCGTTCTTTCTTTCATTTTCGATGCTATCGTCAAAGTCAAAAAAGTTGCTCATAATTACTCCTATATGGAGATTTCCTTGGTGTACTTACCAATCCTATTGCCATCTTTATCACAGCCATAAACTAACTGTAATTCAAGATCGATAGAATGTTTAGCTTTCATAAGATCGCTAATTCTATCTTTTTCCTCACCCTTACTTCTGGTTATGTATTGCACAACATCTGTAAGACATGGGCTTAGATTGTTTGCGTAAGCATACTCAATAGGTTGAATCTTCAAGTGGTTGTAATGATTACCGCCCACCTGATTATTGATTGGCAACCTGTCAATTTCTTGATCCCACTCTTCACCCTTTCTGGCTTCATCCCATTCCCTTCTTGTAGCATTATCAATCGACATTTAATCTCCTATATTAAATTAATAAATTTATACCATTCTAGGTATTCTTGATGTATTATAAGCATTAATTACGAAAAAAGGGAATTTGATGGAAATAAAAGACCAAAAAGATTTTGACATATCAAACACGATAGATGCGGAAGCACTCGCTAAAAGGTGGGGTGTAACTAAGAAAACTATTGATAACAGAAGGCTCAAAGGTGAAAGGCCTAATCATTGGAAGATTACAGGCAAAATTTACTATGACCTCGATGATGTTATAAATTACGAAAAAGAGTCTTACATTTCCAGTAATGCCTAGTAAACATGCTTTATTATCACCATCAGCTTCGGACAAGTGGACGAGATGTCCAGGTATGCCTAATTTAGCTGCACAAGTACCCTATCAGGTATCTATACCAGCAGTTACAGGTACATTGGTCCACCAAATAAGTGAGATCATAATGAAGGATAGACTAGATGGCGACATAACATTAGAGGATTATTGGCTTGGTAAAGTAGAGAGTGTTGAAGATTTTGAGATTGAGATAGATCAAGAAATGATTGATTGTGCTAGAACCTATACAGAGTATGTGCAAGCAAAGGCAAAAGAGCTTGACGGCAAACTTTTGATTGAAGAACAAGTATCAATAGATGAAATAACAGATAGTTGTTGGGGAACAGCAGATGCGATTATCTTGGCTAAAGATAAAATATGTGTCATTGATTTAAAGTCTGGTAAATGGCCTGTCAAACCTGAAAACAATTATCAGCTAATGATTTATGGGCTTGGTGCGTTGTCCAGATACGGAGATACAGACACCAAGATTGAACTAACAATAGTCCAACCACGAGGCGTTAAGAAGGAAAAGGCTGTCAAGACATGGGAAACCACAGCAGAAAACCTTGTGAATTGGGGATACGATTTCTTAAAACCACGGGCGGAAGCCTGTTTTGAGGAAAACCCTGAATATGTATTCGGGGATCATTGCAAATTCTGCAATGGGCGCAGTCTTTGTGAAACTTATAAATTAAATATGGGAGAAAAATAATGTCCGATAATAATGAAGAACTTACTTTTACATTTGCCGATGACGACAAAGAATATAAAGTAAGCGATTTGTCTGAAGAACATAGACTTGTTTATGACAAGGTTATGTTAATCAATAGACAAAAGAATGAGATTGTCAGCAATGCAAACTTTGAAGTTGAAAAGCTAGACATTCTTGCAAAACATTACAGCAACTTACTTAAAGAAGCTGTTGAACCTAAGAAAAAAGTAGAGGTGGTCAAATGAGTCTAGCTGATATTAGAACCAAATCGAAACAGAAACCGCCAAGACTTGTTGTCTATGGTGGTGCTGGTATTGGTAAAACAACCTTTGGATCAACAATGCCTAAACCTATCTTTATACTTACAGAAGATGGTATGGGTACGATTGAAGCACCTCAGTTTCCTTTATGTAAATCTTTTGAAGATGCTATGGGTTATCTCAAAGATTTGGTAAAGGAAGATCACGATTACAAAACCGTTGTTGTGGATTCACTTGATTGGTTAGAACCATTGATATGGGATAAAGCCTGTCAAGATAATGGCTGGCGATCTATTGAGCAACCTGGCTATGGTAAAGGTTATGTAGAAGTATTGAAATATTGGCGACAATATTTAGATTTGCTTAACACTCTTAGAGAGGACAAAGGCATGATTACTTTGCAGATAGGCCACAATCAAATTAAAAGGTTTGAATCGCCTGAGATTGAGCCATACGATAGACATGAATTAAAACTGCACCGTAAAGCTGCGGATTTAGTTTTAGAGAACAGCGATTGTTGTTTCTTTGCTAACTATAAACTTGGTACTGTTAAAGTCCAAGGTAAAGGTGGCACGATAACAACAAAAGCCGTAGCTGGAGATGTTATAGCCTATTGTCGTGAGAAACCTGCGTTTCTTGCGAAGAATAGATATGCACTTCCAGATACTTTACCGTTTGATTGGAAAGAGATTCGATCAGCCATGATAGGCGGTAAAGATGAGTAGAGTTGATGATGTCACTAGAAGCAAGGGTGCTTTGACAACGATAGATGTATTATTATCCACACTTATAGACACTATAAATCCTGATAATAATGATCTGCCGATAGATGGCCTTCATCATCTCATTGCTATTAACCAAGACTGCAAGGATCTCATTAACTACCTTAATGATTACCACAGTTATGATCCAGGATAGGAGAAAATATGGATTTAAGTAAATATAAATCGCAAGTTGACGAATCAAGCCTAGAAACTCTTGAGCCAGGTGTGTATGACTTAGAATACACACAGGATGAAGAGATCACAGGTAGAAATGGTTGGGTTGCTCTAAAGGTTTTATTTAGAGTAGTTGATAAGCCTAACTTCTTGGTTGGTCATACTTTTACCGTTGACCATTCAACAAGCACTTCCGCTATTGAGATCGGTTTACAATCGCTTGATAAACTTGCAAAGGTTTGTGGGTTTCCAGATGGTTTACCCGATGACAGTAGTGATCTAGTGGGATCAAGAGTTAGGGCCAATGTCATTATTGATGACAAGGGTTATCCAGCTATTGATGACGGTAAAGGTAAAGGTTGGCTAGAACCTAAATCTAAGTCAGTAAAATCGGAAAAGAAATCTGAACCTGAAACTAAAAAAGAATCAGGCGATGAAAACATCCCATTTTAATTTTTTAAGTGTAGATAGGCCCTCCCTATGTGGTTATTGTTTTAACCCCGTAGGCGGCCTACTTACAAAGTTTGAGGATAAATGGTACGGAGCTTGTTGCGTGGAACATCAAAAAGAAATAGTCAAGGGTAATAAATTAAAAAACATTGCTCAAGTTTCAGAGAAAGGTGTTGCGTATGCAAAAGCACAATCAAGGGATAGGTATATAGAAATATCTAAAGATAATAAAAGCTGGGCGTTGCGTGATTGGACAGAGGAAGATCGCATGAATTTTTTTAATAAGATAATTCGTGAGTATCTTAATTATGCAAATGAGCAAGCAAGGAACGGGGTAGATGGATCTCAAGAAATATAAAAAACGATACGGATTAGTCAAAGACAATAATTATTTAGAAAAAAACAGAGGAAATGAACAAGACCTTATTGCAGAAATGCAAGCGATAGGTTTAAATGTCGGTTTCTTAAACACAACAGGGGACTTGGTTCGAGTTTCCGTTACAGCTACTTCAGGAGTTAGACCAGACAAAGGCAATGAAAAATCAGGTTGGTATGTTATTAATGTTGTCGATAATCACATATTCGCAAATTACGGAAATTGGAGAACGGGGGAGGAGTTTAAATGGAGTTCAGCTGCGGTCAACAAACTCTCACCAGATCAAAGACAAGATTTACAAGCCAAGATAAAGCAAGCCCAAGAAGAGGCAAGGCAAGAAAAACAAACCAGATATGAGGAAGTTGCAAAGGATTGTGAGCAAAGGTTTCAATCTTATTCAGGGGTTATTAAACATCCTTATCTGGAATCTAAACAGATCAAAAGTTATTCTCTAAAGCTACACAACAAAGCATTAGTTGTTCCCATTTATAACACACAGGGCGATCTCAGGTCGTTGCAATACATACAAGAGGACGGTCAAAAGCGTTTCGTTTCTGCTGGAGAAGTTAAAGGTAATCTATTTTTAATCGGCACAGACTTTAAATCATTAGAGAAGATTGATTCGTTGGTTGTGGTCGAAGGTATGGCGACAGGTGCAAGCGTTTATGAGGCGACAGGGTTGCCCGTTGCGTGCGTGTTTTCAGCTAACTTTGGTTATGATGCGGTCAAGAAGTTAAGAGATAAGACTGATGCAAGAATTTATTTAGCGTTTGATAACGATAAAACCAATCTTGGTAGAAAAAAGGCAGAGGATATCTGTTCCAGATTCTTTAATTGTTTTATCAGGATACCGTCTATCGAAGGTGATTTTAATGATCTTGCACAAGAGCAAGGTTTAGATGCAGTTAAGTTAGAGATAAGTAATCTTGGTATTGGTATCAGAAACTTCTCTATCAGACAGTTTGTGGGTGATCCACCGCCAAAGTCTTGGTTAGTTGAAGGTTTATTAGAACGATCCAAGCCAAGCATACTTGCAAGCATAGGTGGTATTGGGAAGAGTATGTTGGCCTTAGATTTAGCAATGAAGGTTAGTCAAGGTCATGGCACTTGGTTGGATAAGCCAATTAAAAGTCCAGGAAACACATTAGTTTTATGTGCAGAGGACGATAGAAACGAAGTCTTTAGAAGGATTAAAGCTCTTGATCCTGATGAAAAGCGGTATGAAACTGAATACGACACTTATGTTTATACCGTTCCAGATGCAGAAAAGCCTTTGATCTTACTCAAAGATGACAATAGAGGTTTAGATTTAACACCAGAGGCACACGAATTGATTGATGAAATCTCTACCATCAAGGATTTATCTTTGGTTGTTATTGATCCTGTGCAATCATTCGTGGCCGCACCGATTACGACAAGCCAAGAAGCTGCTCAGTTGTATTGTCAGTTTTGTTCAAGCATTGCATCTAAATTTAATGCAAGCGTTTTATCTTTGCATCACATGGCCAAAACTGCCCTGAATATGCAAGAAGATATTATGAATTTAAGAGCAAGTATCCGTGGATCAAGTTCGTTGGTTGACGGTATGCGTTTGGCGATAGCCATAGGTTTAGCAGATGAAAACACCGTAGAGAATATCTGTGCGGAAGAAGGTTTAGATTTTGATAGAACTAGGGTTGTCAATGCGGGAGTGGTTAAGTCTAACTCTAGCGAAGTCGATATGTCGCCAATGACATTGATTAGGAGAAATGCCGTGTTAGAGGTATTTCATAACAAAGATATAGAATGGGATTACTAGGGAGATACTATGGTTAATTATCCATGTGGCTGGTTTGATCCAGAACAATTACCAAAAAAATGATGAAACATAAACAAATATTAAAGTTAGTGGTCTATACCGATAAAGATATTATGAGTGAGAACTTTGATGAACAACTTAGAGTTATCCAAAAGGCCATGAAGGAAAACAAATTTCATATTGAAATGATTAACCCACCAAAGGAGAAGGAATAACCATGTTAAAGATATATGCAGATAAACAAGAACGACAGCTCTTAGTCGATGCGTTGGCAGAGTTTGGTAAACCATTGGTTAACAAACAAAAGCCCACCAGGGACGATCAAAAGAAGATCCATTCCATTGAAAAGCTGATCCAACAAATCCATTGGGGAAGGGAGTTTGAAGATGAGTAAAGGCTCAAAACCCCGTCCCTTTGATAAGTCTAAGTTTGATAATAACTTCGATAAAATCTTTGGTAAAAGAAAAGGTAATGTAGTTGGAAATACCTCCTCTACACAAAAGAAAACATCAAATCTACCCCCTAAAAAATAGATGATGTTTTCAATTTCTGGCTACATTACCGCCTTGAGATGTACCGTAG